ATGCCTACTCTATCCTCAGGAATTAAAAGTGACGCAAGCTTATTAAATCTTAGGGAAATACCTCTGCAGACAATTCATCAGGAAGTCTTGACCTTTATGGCACAAAATGAAGTAGTCCTCCAAGCTTTCCAAACAATCCGAGATCAAGTAATTTTCACGAATAAACGTGTGATTACCGTAAATGTGCAGGGAATAACCGGAACAAAAGTGTCATATTTTTCTTATCCGTATTCAAAGGTCGAATACTTCGGAGTTGAAACGGCGGGTGTGTTAGATATCGATAGTGAGCTTATTCTTATATTCACCAACGGAGCAAGTCTGCAATTTAACTTTAATCCCCACGTGAATATTCAAACAATTTGCGCCACGATTTCGCAATTCGTCTTATAATTCATAACTATCCTCGTATCGCTACGATCATGCGATAGATTTGTGAGATGATTTCATCATTTTAGGACACGTGCCTAAAATCCTGAGAAATCGGTATAGTATAAAGATGTAATCTCATTACACTGAAAAGGAGAAGATAATGGAATCTCAGGTTCAGCCAGAGTAGCAGGGGCCACAGACCCCCCCCTCAAAACTAAGAAGCCGCTGTTCAAGCGTGTATGATTTTGGGGCGTCGTTGTAGTCGTCCTACTCGCCATTGGTGGTGCTCTTAGCCAAGGCAATTCAGGAAATTCAAATTCTGCATCCACTACTTCTACAAGTAGTTCCTCTAATTCTTCTGCAAGTACACAGCAACAGGCAGCTCCTCAGGAAGATACAGTTGACGTGTCGGTCACAGCTTCAGGGACTGGTACCGTTATATTCGGTGAAGCAGGATCAAGCAGCACAGAGCAGTTCACAGGTGAATGGAAGAAGACTTTTACCGGTGATGATGCTAAAAAATTCCTCACATTCTCTGTTACAGGAGACTTCACTGGCGGCGACGATCAGAAGCTCTCTTGCGCCGTTACCAAGAATGGGAAAGAAGTGTCTCATAAAGAGGCCACAGGTGCTGCAGCCAGTGTATTCTGCTCAACTAATGGCTAATATAAAATAGATCTCAGATAATACGCCGGGTTGTCTATCTTTACAAGTGGATAACCCGGCACTTCTATATTCTCTACACTAATATTTCGATGAAATACAGCGAAGTGGCGTGGGTGAGGCGTCGCTTGGAGCACCTACGAAAAACCAACGCCCTAAAACACGCCACTTCATGGAAAATATCGTGTACAAAACTTTCGTTTTCACACTTTATTCACATGGGAATAATGAGTGAGCTGACCCTCCAGAACACTAGTATTTCCAGTGTTTTCGGCATGAAAAAAGGCTTCCAAGCCGTAGCCTGAAAGCCTTATAAGTGGAGCCGCTGAGAATCTCATCGCAGATGATGAAAAAGACTTCGATACACTCATCACCCTGCTCAAAGCGGGAAACATTCTCGCTGCTCTTATCGACGTGAATGATACGACGGGCGGTATCGAGAAGCGATGGAACAAAATCATAGAAAATATAGAGAAAGGACGCTCGCATGAGTGAGTTCGATTATTCACATATTCCAGACGACCAGTTGAGGCGCTCTATAGCACTCTTAACGGTCTTGCAGGAGAATGCGAAGACGGCTATCGATGCGGCAAAAGCGGAGGCTGTGCGCCGTGAGATTGGCCTCGACCAGGCTGAGGACGTGCATTTTAACGGACAGAGCGCGGGCACACTCTCCTATTCGAAGGCGACGGAAGGCAGCTACTACGTAGACGACCCTATCGCCTACGCCTATTATCTGCAGCGAATGGGCTATGAGGTGATGACCGAGGAACTGCCTTATCCAAAGTGTGAGGCATGGGAGAAGAGTTTTCTGAAGGCTCGCGTGTTCGAAGACTTATTCGACACTCAGACGGGACTCATCGTGAAAGCAAGCGGCCAGATGCCCGACGGAGTGAAGAAGCGCGCGGGGCGAGGCGAGACAGTCGTGTTCAAGAAGAATAAGAGTGTGACGGCTCACCTGTTCGAGATAGCTACACCGGATGACGTGGTCAAGCTGATAAGTGGAACGGAGAACGAGAATGCATAAAAGCAAGAAACCGCCGCGCTTCGCGCGAATCCGTCGCCAGATGGCTTTCTGGTGGCATTACACACAGTTTATACTTCATCTCATCTCGCTCGGAGAATTCGTCTACGCGGAAATCTGTGCAGAAGAGAAATACGGCAAGCTCCTCTCGAAAGAAGAACTAGATGAGCGTTAAACTGCCACGAATTCAAGTAGAGACCATGGTGGATATGCTGCACGCGCTCCAGGAAGACCTGAAGCGAGATAAGCAGCAGGCACCGTGGATTAACACGGAATACAAGTGCCATCAGATGGAAAAGATAAAAACAGCGCTCCTCGTAGCACTCGACGCGGAGGAAGCGGAACGTCAATCGATGGGCGCGGATGGGAAAGGATGGAAAACGATGGGAAAGGATGGGAAAGGATGGAAAACGATGAACAAAGTGACGAAGTATGCTCTCGATGCGAAAGAATACATGGATATCACGCAAGCGTTAAGCACGATGCGCACGCAGATAGAGGAACGTATGGATCCTTACATTGTGAATGAGGATTTCGCGTACTACTATCTGACGGCTTACGCGCTGAAGGTGCTTGAGGGCGCGCAAGCTGTTTCTACGTTCGAGAAGAAGGAGGATGAATAGTATGAGTACTGTTCTTGCGATTCGTGATGACCAGACGGAGTTTGACGACCGTCAGCTGGCTGCGTTGGCTCAGCTGGGTGTGCAGGATGCTGCTCCGGCTGATTTAGCACTGTTTTTCAATCAGGCGCAGCGCACGGGCTTGAACCCGTTTAGCCGGCAGATTTACATGATTGGGCGCCGCAGCGGCGGCCAGGTGAAGCAGACGATTCAGGTGGGCATCGATGGGCTTAGGCTCGTGGCTCGGCGTGCTGCTGACCGTGCTGGCGAAGTACTCAGCATGGAGGATACTCTCTGGGCTGATGCGAGTGGCCAATGGCATGACTTGTGGCTGTCTCCTCAGCCTCCTGCAGCGGCGAAGGTGACGGTGATTCGTGGTGGTGGCCGGTTTAGCGCTGTGGCCATGTTTAGTGAATACGCACAGTCCTATAACGGGAAGCTGAGTGGCGTGTGGGCGTCGAAGCCGGCTCTCATGATAGCGAAGTGTGCGGAGGCGCTCGCCCTACGTAAGGCCTTCCCTGCTGACCTCTCGAACCTGTATACGGATGATGAGATGAGCACGGCCGAGCCAGTTTCGCAGGCTACACCGCGGGAGCGAGTTCAGGATTCAAACGCACAAGCTACCGCGGGACTGCAGGCGAACGTGAACGCTCTGCTCAAGGAGGCGGGCGTATCATCTCGGCAGGAAGCAGGCGCAGCATTAAGCTACCTCGTCGGCCACACGGTCAGTGGCGCACACGAATTGACCGTCGCGCAAGCACGCGAAATCATCAACCCACGCAGGCTCGATGCCACACGGCAGAAGATACGCGACTATCTCACCGAACAGGCACAAAAGGTCGAACAGAGCGAGCAGGTCATAGACGTGGAAGTCGTCCAGGACGAGCTGACAGAGGAAGGAGAAGCGCATGTTTAGCGCGCACATACAGGGCATCGCAGGAGGCAATGCAGAAACGCGGCAGGCTGGCCAGACGAGCGTAACGAGCGTGAGTATCGCGGTAGACCAGTCCTACTATTCGCGTGAACGCAAGGAGCGCGTGAAGAAGGATCCTGACACCGTCTGGGTACGCTTGCAGGCGTTCGACGGGTATAAGGCTGACCTGATGAGTCTGGTGCAGAAGGGGCAGATAGTGGACGCGACGGGGAACTTCGAAGTCGTCGCGTATACGGATAAAAACGGGGCTCACAGGCTCTCCTACCAGATGACTGTAACGAGTATAGCCATCGTCCCGAAGCGCCCTCAGAATGGGCAGAATAGTCCTCTGGCTGCACCTGCGAGCGCGGCGGCGTATCAGGCTCCGCAGCCTCAGGGGCAGTCTGAGGGTTGGCCGGCTGCGAATTCGTATATTGGTCAGACTGACCCGTGGGGTGTTCCGGCTGATGCGGAGAATATCGAGTTCTAGCTGGGGTGTGTGGATGGTCTCCGTGTTCGCTTTGGGTCGTGTGTGGCGACTGGAAGTGAACACGGAGAATGTTCACTTTGAGACCTCATAAAAAAGTTATCCACACTCATGTTCATTTCGTGTTAACTGTTTGTGAGGTTTCGTGTTCTGTTTTCCGCGGATTGTGGAAAACTATTGTTGTCTGCTGCGAGCGCGGCTGCTCGTGGCTTCCGTAAGGAGTTTATCATGCGTATTCGAGTTATACGACCGTCGTTTTATTCGTCGGAAAGCCTTGGAAATGTTAGTGTTTGGGCGCGCTACCTGTTCATTTGCCTGTGGAGTTATGTGGCTGATAATGGCGTGGGGCGGGATAATGCGCGTCTGATTCGTGGTGAATGCTTCCCGTTCGATGGTGAGGATATTTTGCCGGAGATTGAGTCGGCGCTCGATGAATTAGAGGCTGTCGGCTGCATTATTCGCTACGACTGGAAAGGTAAAAGGCTTCTGTGGGTGGAGAAGTTTCTTGACTATCAAGACCCGAAGAGGCCTTCGAAGCCACTGTTTCCAACGCTTCGAGAGATTGAGCTTATGGCCGGGGACAAAACGGTGGACACCACCGACATGTTAGTGGCCACCACTGATATGTACGTGGCCTCCACTGACATGTCCGTGGACACCGGGGACAAATCGGTGCCGAATAACGAATATCGAATAACGAATAACGGTAAGAAAAATAAAAAAGAAAAAAATCGAAAAATTGAAAATGTGAACATCACACACGAACGCACACCCATCCCACCACGCTACCAGCGCACACACTAAACGAAAGGATCTACTCACTCATGCTCCCAGCACTCACCCCAGCTCAGCGCCACGACTACCTGCAGCTACTCCACCAGCTGCCAACCACCCTCTACGCCCTCAAGCAGATAGCAGAAAAGAAGGCCAGCCCAGTCACACCCACCGCGCCCCACGCACACACCGCACCAAGCACCGCGCCCACGCCCATCAACATGAGCGCCCTCACCGCCTACGAAAACCTCGCCACTCTCACACGCGACATCGCCCAGCATTACGAATACCAGCGCATACACGTGCAGGATGAAGCACGCGCCATCGCCCAACACGCCACCAGCCTCACCACGCAGGACGACGCCATACTCTACTACACAAGCCTCAGCGAGAGCATGAAACACGCACACGCCATCACCGAGCCGAGCGAAGCCGAATACATCGGCACATGCCCCGAATGCACACACACCTGCTTCATCCACGAAGGCGAAACCACACACACATGCAGCCACTGCCACAATGCGCTCGACATAGACACCATGCGCAGCCAGCTCGCCCGAGAACGCGCCACACTCCTCAACACGCACACCATCACAGGCAAACCCACACAAATAGCCCGCGCCATCAACACACTCGCAGGGACCAAACTCAAAGCAAACACACTCCGCCAATGGATCAAACGCGGCACCATACACTACACACAGGAAGGAAAAAACACATACACCATCAACGCACACGACATCCTCAACAAAACCAACCCGCCAGCTTGACAAACACCCACTGTCACGATTTAATAAGTAGAGTAGCCATCAGCATACGCAGGTGGCTCTCAAACTTACAGCGCCAACGAAGCACGCACCCACCACACACAAACACAAAAGACACACCCATGCCCACCAAACCCAACCCACGCCGAGCCAACAGCCACCGCCGCAACACCATCCGCACACGACTCCTCGCACAAACAAACGGAGAACCCACCTGCGCACTCTGCGGCAAACCCATCAACCCAACCATAAAAACCCCACACCCCATGAGCCTCGAAATAGACGAAATAATACCCGTCAGCAAAGGCGGCAACCCACTCGACATAACCAACTGCCAACTCACCCACCGCGCATGCAACCAAACCAAAGGAAACAAAACAGGCATAACACACATCACCCAACCCCACCAAACAAAAACAGAAACAAAAAACAGTCGAAAATGGTAAAAACAAACAACACACCACGCCACCCAGGGGGACGCACCCCCACAAAACCACGCTTAGCCACCACGGCGAAAGGGCTAAATACCCCCGAACCCTAAAAACCTCAAAACCACCCTAAAAAGGTGGTTTTTTCGCGTCTTAGAGAGGAGAACAAGCGATGCGCATAGAAGACATCATCCCCTACGAGAAAAACGCGAGACACAACGAAAAAGCTATCCCCAAAGTAGCCGAAAGCATCCGCCAGTTCGGACTGCGCGGCAGTATCGTCCTCGAGTCCAAAACCAACCCCGTTATAGTCACCGGCCACACGCGCGTGGCTGCCATGAAATCGCTCGGCTGGAGCGAAGTACCCGACGACCACATCGAATACTGCGACGGACTCTCTAAGGACGAAATAGACGCCTTCCGCATCGTCGATAACAAGACTGGCGAAATCAGCACGTGGAACATAGCCCTCCTCAAAGCTGAAACAAAACGCCTCAACCTCACTAATGGGAAACTCGACTTCACAAAATACGGATTCAAACCAAAAAACGTCAAACCCTACGGAGCAGAACGAGAACGCACCGGCGACTATTACAACCTCACCATATGCGACCGCACACGCTGCATAGACGACGGGTATCCCCTCCTCAACGGTACCGAATACGTGCCCACAGATCTACTCGGCTTCAACTATGCAAAAAGCGACACTAAGCCAGAAGGCAAAAGCCTACACTTCTTCCTCGATGACTACCAGTTCGAACGAATCTGGAACAATCCGAAAGAATACATGCCCCTGTTACGCAAGTATGAGGCAGTACTCACTCCCGACTGGAGTCTCTATAGGGATATGCCGCTTCCTATGCAAGCGTGGAATATTTACCGCGCTCGCGCTATCGGCGACTACTGGGAGCGTGAAGGCCTGACCGTCATCCCTACCCTCTCGTGGAGTGACCGCGAGTCTTTCAGTTTCTGTTTCAAGGGCATTCCGAAGGACTCTACCGTCGCCGTGAGTACGGTAGGCGTGAAAAACGATACAGAAGCGTGGCAGCTCTTCCGCGAGGGCATGTGGAAAGCTATACAGGAAGTCCAACCGAGCCACATTCTCCTCTACGGGGGAAACATCGACTTCGATTTTAAACACATTCCAGTAACCGAATACGCCAACAGTGTCACCACGCGCTGGAGCGGTAAAGAGAAAAGAGACTAGACATGGGTGGACGAGGAAGCACATACAATCATTCCTCCGGTTCTGAAGGCCAACCATATCGTGGTAAGTTTGTTACAGGATCTGGTCATGCTGGCATAGACCAGCTCGCACGTAATGCTGGATTTTCAAAAGTAATCGTAAGTGAAGAATATGCAAAACGACTTGATTCTGATAAACACGCTCCACAGCTACTAGGAGCTATGCTGTATAATATCAGTAAAGTCGAACGCATATTCCATGTCCTGCAGGATAATAAGACTGAGCTTGTTATCGCGCCAGCGCGGCGTAAAACTACTATTGCATCAATGCGAGTAGATAATTCACGCATGCAGATTACTTCACAAATGACATCGAAGGACATTATTAATGCTACACGTGATGGCATTAAGGAGAAATGGTTCTCGAAAAGTGGAAGCACGTCGAAAGTGAACCAAGTCATAGCCCACGTGCCGCTGCACGAGTACGGGCATAGCGTCGCGAATCAGTTCCATAAGCGCACTGGGAAAGACTTAACGCGTGCAGTACGCAAAGAACTGGGATATAATAAGAAACTACCTAACGTAAGTACGTATGGTGAGAGAAGTTCTCACGAGTGGCTCGCTGAAACCTTTGCCCAGGCATTCGGTACAGGCGGGCAACAGTCGGAGGCTACGCGAGCCTTAAAGAAGGTACTACGCGAGCAAGGTGGCTACAATGTTTAAGGATGTGAAGTATCATGATGTTACCAGATAGAAAAGCATTTTACTGGAGACAGAAGCAGGAGTGGTTTACAACTAACGAGAATGGCGAGGATGTTCTTACTGACGCTGCTCCAGAGATTGCTCGGAAATCATTTGAGCGTTATCAGCTCTTCATGAAGATTACATGCGATGATGAAGATAGGCTCCTTGATGGAGAAGTTACTCCTGCGTATCAGGCTTATCGTGATTTTATTCTCAAGACTGAAGGCGTGGATATTCTTGCCGACGAAGAAGAGGAAAAATGGGAAGGCGAAGATAAACCTATCATTCCTTTTACTATCGATGATGACGAGGATGATTTCGAGGACTAGTCATCGCTATATGTGTTAAGCCACCTTTCGGGGTGGCTTTTCTATTGCCCGGGAGGTTACGCACAATGGTTGATGTTCCTGAGCTAGTGGCGTCTGACCCATCGAAGCGTGCGCGTTGGGATGCTATTACGGCTGGCTGTGAGGTGTCTGCTGAGGCTGCGCCTGTGATTTGTACGCTGATTTACTGGTATGAGATTCAAGATCAGTGTATGCGTGATATTACGGCTGATGATGGTATTCATGTGTCGTATATGAATGAGGTGGGTGATGTGAAGGCGCTACCTCAGATAGGCGTGATGAAGCAGGCTAGTGCGGAGATTCGTGCGATTGAGAAGCGGCTCTATCATGCGGAGAAGCCTCTGCTGGTGCGGCGTGAGGATACTGGTTCGCATACTGTTGTGCCTGCTTTTGAGCGTGCGCGTAAGCGGCGTGAGGGTAAGATAGTGGAGCTTCGTAGTGCGAGGAGGGCTATTGCATCATGATGGGTAGGCAGTCTCCGACGTTTCTTCTCGCTCCACGCGTGGCGGTGGATAGTTTCGGTAGTGATGTGGCAGACCTTTCTGCCGCGTATGGTATGCCGTTAGATGAATGGCAGGAACTGGTGGCTGACCAGTGGCTGCGTATCGATGATATGGGTATGTGGATGTGTGCTGACTGGGCTATCAGTGTACCCCGCCAGAATGGTAAGAACGGTGTCGTGGAAGCGGTAGAACTCTATCTGACGACCGTTATGGGACTCAATGTGCTGCATACGGCACATGAGGTGAAGACGTGCCGTAAGCATTTTCTGCGCATGTGTAAGTTTTTCGAAGACCCTGACCATTATCCCGACCTTGCTGCCATGGTGTCGGCTATTCGCCGCACGAACGGCCAGGAAGCCATTATCTTGACGAACGGGGCGAGTATCGAGTTTATCGCTCGCACGAAGAATGGTGGTCGAGGCTTCACCGTGGACGTTATCGTCTACGATGAAGCACAGGAGCTGACGGATGAGCAGATGGAAGCTATCACGCCAGCGTCTGCTTCTGCTCCTCACGGGCAGGCTATCAGCGTATATATGGGCACTCCTACCCCGCCTACGTCACAGGGTACCGTGTTCGAACGCTTGCACCGGAAAGCGCATTCAGACACTCCGCCTACAGATCTGTGCTGGGTGGAGTGGAGTGTGGATAAAGTCGGCGACATTCACGACCAGACACGCTGGTATGAGACGAATCCCGCTCTCGGCGGCCGTCTCCTGGTCAAGAGCGTAGAGTCTGAAGTCACGAAATTTAGCGATGAGGGCTTCGCTCGCGAACGACTCGGCTTCTGGGAGTCCATCACGCACACGGCTACCGATATGGACGTAGAAGCGTGGAACGAATGCGCCACTGATAACCCTCAAGCTAGTGGGAACGTCGGCTATGCGGTCAAGTTCGCGCCCGACGGTAGCCGAGTCAGCCTCGTCGCCTGCGTACAAAGCAAAAAGGGCGCAGGACAGCCCATCCACGTTGAATTCGTCGAATGGCGAACCCTACGCCGTGGGACAAGCTGGCTGGCCGAATGGCTCACCCAACGGTGGAATGACAGTATCGGTATAGTCATCGATGGGACAGCGGGAAGCGCTACACTCAAGGACCAACTCCACGATAACGGCGTTCCCGCACGCATCATCCGCGAACCGAAAGCCGCCGACATGATAGCAGCAGTCAGCATGTTCGAAAACGCTATCAACGAACACACACTCACTCACTTCAACCAACAGCAGATTAATGATGCTGTAGCCCACGCGAAACAGCGCAAACTCGGCTCCGGACACGCCTACCAATCCTCAGACCTGAGCATAGACGTGAGCATACTCGAAGCCTGCGCACTCGCCTACTGGCTCGCGAAAACCAGCAGGCGCGACCCAAGCAGAAAGCAGAGGATACACGCATGGTAATCACCACAGGAAACGACACCCTGAGCCTCAGCTCACACGTAGGCCGTATCAAAGATATTCCTGACGATGATATGGACACTATTAACGAACTTTTCACCGTCTGGCGTGACAAATATCCACGCAACCTCTTACGTAGCGCCTACTACAACGCGCAAGAACGCTTCAACGACCTCAAAGTCTCCATACCGCCACAGATAGCGCAACGCGCACAAGCTACCATCGGATGGGCAGAAAAAAGCGTACGCGCACTCGCTGATAAAAGCGTGTTTGAGGGTTTTCTCATACCGGATAATGACCCGTATGGCGTGCAGGATCTCGTAGATTCGAATAATCTTCGCGTGGACGTATCTCAGGCGATTACGAGTGCGTACACGCATTCGTGCTCCTTTCTGACTATCTACGAGGATAAGTCGAGTGGACAGGTGATGCTCATGCCACGCTCTGCTGACTGGAGTAGCGCTATCTGGGATAGAGCGCGCCGGCGTATCGCTGCCGCGCTCACCATCACGGGAGACGATAAGAACGGGAACATTACCGCGTTTACCGCGTGGCTGCCCGGCTATAACTATGAGTGCAGGCGCGTGGACGGCGCGTGGACGGCTACACGGCAGGAGACGCATATAGACCGCCCATGCGTGGTACCATTCGTCTACGACGCGCAGATGGATAGGCCTTTCGGCCATTCCCGCATTAGTCGCGTGCTCATGAACCTCACAGATATGGCTTTCCGCACCATGGTACGCATGGAGTCTACGGCAGAGTTCTACTCGTACCCGCAGCTCTGGTTCCTCGGCCTTGATGCGGACGCGGTAGACATGGACTCGTGGAAGATAGCTATTAACTCTATCAATTCGCTGTCTCGAGACCAGGATGGCCTCGTGCCCACCATGCAGCAAGTCCAGCAGGCTAGCATGACGCCACACGGGAGCATGCTCGAGACCATCGTCATGCAAGTCTCCGCGGTTACTGATTTGAGTCCGGAAACGCTTGGCGTGCGTATGAGCAACCCGACGAGCGCGGAGGCTCTCGCTGCTTCCGAATCGTGGCTGACTCGTACCGCGAACCGTCAGAACATCGCTTTCGGTAAGGCACTGACAGAAGCGATAACCATGGCCGCTATGCTGCGTTCGAAGAATCTGAACGCGCAAGCCGACCTGCGTGGCCTGCAGGCTATGTGGGCGCCAACGCGCGAAGTGTCTGATGCGGCGCGCGCTGACTATTTCGCAAAAATCGCGTCTGTAAACGCGAGCTTCGCTGATTCCATCGTAGGTTTACGTAAAGCAGGCTTGAGCTTGGATGAGATTCAGCAGCTACGCTACGACCAGCGCGAACAGCGCGCACAAGCCTATGTGGACCAGCTCAACGCGCGTATAGACCAGCAAAGGGGGAACGTGAATGACAGTGAGGAGAAACCAAACTAAACACGCCACCCCAGAGCACGCGAATATACAAGCAGACGAGCCGGATAACATCCTCACGCTCAACATTCCCGCGAAAGACTTCCGAGCGAAACAAGATGAAGCCTACGCGGAATATCAGCAGAAAATGAATAACCTGCTCAATGACGCGAGTGGCATAGTATCCGGCATCGTCTCAAATAACGAGCTCGAACAGTTCCGCCCAGCCATGGAAGAACTCGTAGCCAAGCAAAAGAAAATAACCGAAGACTACTATTTCAAAATTCGTACGATGAGCGCTGAAGATGGTGGCGTTACACTGCCGAAGTATGTGAAAGTTCCAGACACAGACGCTAACCGTGCGATGTGGAAAACCGTCGGAGGCTTCGCTCACACAGACTACAACGGTCTACGCTATCGAGATGTCATTACGGGCAATAACGCTGCTGGTAAGACTATGGATGACGTGTGGGACCTTGGCTATCGTAAATTCCCACTCGACCCGAACACGATGGACTACGGCCCATGGGAAGACCTCGCACACGAGCTTCTCTATAATGCTGACCGTCTCCACATGACACGCCTCACCGAGACGGACCCGTCTCAGCCACGCTACGCGCGCGTACCGCATGGCCCTGCCTGCGAGTTCTGCATCATGCTGGCCGGACGCGGCTTCGTCTACCATACGAGCGAGAGCGCGGGCGGAGAATTCCACACCTACCACGCTCACGACCACTGCAGCGTCATCCCCTCATGGAATAAGCAAAACCTCACACATTATGATCCTGAAGGAATGAAGGAACGCTACGAGCAGTGCACCACTACAGTCCAGTATCTCACCACGGAATCACTCTACGAGCAATACGTGGAGACCGAGCTGGAAAAGCAAAAAGACCTGAAAAAGGAGAACCAGAAGTGGAAAACATACAGCCAGTGGAAGCGAGATATCATCCTCGCGGAAATGCGCACACGCTCACGCGACTGGCTCTACGATGGAAAAGCTATTCCTGTGAGCTACACGAGTGAAGAAGTACAGAAAAATGTTCACCCGGCTGAACTACGAACAGCGACACGACTTGGCGAGCTGGGAGTAGTCCCAATTTTCAAACAGGATTGGGAGGTTATAGGTGATACACCGAAAGGCCTAGCAGATTTAATCAGCGGGATTGAATTAAAAACACTGGAAAATGCCCATGGTAAAAACACTATTGATGGGCATTTAAAAAATGTCTCTAAGAAACGCGATGCGCGAATATGCGTTATAGATAATTCCAAAAATCAGGAAAACATGACAGACGACGCGCTAACGAATATTATTCGCAGATCTCAGCGCTTCAAGCGGGGCAAAATATATATATTAAACAAAGATAAACAAATGATACGAATAAGGTAGCAATCCGACTTACCGAAAGAATGAGGTATGAAAGTTGCTACCTTGCTTTTAGTATATCACATTCTAGCTCGTGTTGTATAGGGCGAGTGCAAGTTTCCTCTATGCTTATCTCCTTTCTTGCACTGTAGGTTCGATTCCTACCACGGGCACGAAGCTGGCTAGCTGCATAGCTGGGTGGCCTGAATTATGAAAAATAATTAATAAATCTTCTCGGAAAGGACTGAGATGGATACAGAAAATGAAACGAAGCCAGTAGACACTGAGCAGAGTGAGGTTCAGCCTGAACAGGCGGAATCTGCTCCTGAGGTGGACTATAAGGCGAAGTATGAAGAGACTTTGAAGCATTCTCGCGAGTGGGAGAAGCGCGCGAAAGCGAATAAGGATGCGGCTGGCGAGCTGGAAAAGCTTCAGAGCCAGCTGGCAGAAAAGGCTGAGCGTGCAGATAATTTGCAAAAGCAGCTCGATGATATGAACGCGCGTACTGCGATGCGTGAACTCAAAGAGCGCGTAAGCGGCGAGGTGAATGTGCCTGCTGAGCTTCTGCCCGATGGCGACGAAGATGCGATGCGCGACTATGCGTCTCGTCTGGGCGCGTGGGCGAAGTCTCTCCCGTCTCTTCCGGTGACTGACCAGACAGGCACGCCGTCGCACCAGTCGAAGAATAAGGATGAGCGCGCGTTCCTCTCAGACCTGTTCCATAAGTAAATAACACATCATTGCCATTGAAAGGATACTGTTATGGCACTTTCTACTCCAGGTATTACTCTGCCACGTTCTGTGGCGGCAGCTATTACGACAAAGATTAAGGATTCCTCTACTATCGCGGCTCTGAGCCCTCGCGTTCCTCAGCTGTTTGCGGATGATACTGTCCTCGTTTTCGATGGCGCTTCCGAAGCGGAAGTGGTCGCTGAGGGCGCGAAGAAGGCTGCATACGAGCAGTCTCTGACGTCCGTAACTGCTAAGCGCGTGAAGATTCAGACCACCACGCGCGTGACGAACGAGCTCAAGTGGGCTGACGAGGACGACCAGCTGGAAATCATCAAGCGCATTCAGGAAGACCAGGCTGCCGCTCTCGGCCGCGCCCTGGACTACGTCGTCTACCACGCTATTAACCCGAAGACTGGCGCTGCTCTCGATGCCGGATATAAGAAGCTGTCGGAGACGGCTACACAGGTGACGGCCGGTAAGGATGCACTCGATAACTTCGACAACCTCGTCTCCGCTATCAACGAGACCTACGATGTCAACGGCCTGGCTATGGCTAAGACGTTCGCTAACCAGCTGCGTAAGCTTCGCGTAGCAGCAACCGGCGGACGCTACTTCCCAGAAATCCCACTGAGCCTGAACACGACATCCGTAGAAGGTATCACTGCAGCCACTTCCGCTACCGTATCGGGCGTACGCGCCACCGAGCCGACTAAGGTTCTCGCTTTCGCAGGCGACTTCAACCTGATTCGTTGGGGCATGGTACGCGACCTCTCGGCTGAAATCATCGAATACGGCGACCCAGACGGCACCGGCGTAGACCTGAAGAACACGGGTCAGCTCGCCTACCGTACCGAAGCCACCCTCGCCTATACGGTACTCGACCCTAAGGCCTTCGCAGTACTCAAGTCCGCATAAATGGGAGGCGCAATGAGTGACATCATTCAGCGCCTCGTGGTCATGGAATCGGACGGGTCGCGCTCACACAGGGACGCTCCCGTCCAGCTCATTAACCCCGACGGGACACCCTATACGGGTGGCATACGCCCAGTGGATTATATCGAGGATAAGAATCTGACGATGAAAACACTGCGCGATGCGCTCGTATCCGCCGGGGTGATGAAACCACCAGCCAAGTAAGGAGGCGCGATGAGCGACGAGGACTACCTCGACGAGACAGACACGACCGCTCCTGATGGTGAAGACTATAGCGAGCCACACGGGTTCGCTACCCTGGGCGATTTGAGACTCGTGTACGCGTTAGAGCGTAGCGAAGAAAAGAAAGCTGCGAAACTCTTGGAACAGGCTACGCGCATTATCGCGCTGAGTGCTCCACGTCATCTCGACGCGGAAGACGCCGAACCAGGCATCCTTTCGGATATCGCGTGTGCCATGGTCGCCAGAGTCTTCGTTCAAGAGCATGCGATGGATATCCCGGATGGGGCTACATCGGCGACGACGAGTGTGGACGGATTCAGCCAATCCTACGGTTTTAGTCAGCCTATAGGTGGGCTGCGTTTGCTTCCTCGCGAGCTGAAACTGCTCGGCGTAGGCAAACAGAGAGCCCACCACGTTCTACTCTAAGGAGGCGCACATGCGTGGAATAACGGTAAGCATCCAGTATGCGACCAGCGAGGAGAACGAGGAAGGCGAGCGCGTCACACGCTACTCTAAGCCGGTCGCGGTGGAGAATGTGCTTGTCACGTCACCCTCGTATACGGATGAGACGAGTTCACGAGATCTGTATGGTGTGCAAGCTGACCGTAAAGCACTCATGCCCCGCACATGGGATTATGAGAGCCTGAAAGGTGCGCGCATGATCATACGAGGCGTGACATATGAGGTTCTCGGTGACCCTCAGCCTGCTCTCGTGGATGCGCATCCTACTGCTTGGTATGTGCGTGTTCTGTTAAGGAGTCACCATGGATGACATTGTATTTAAATGGGACTTCGACGGATACATGGCTATTCGTCAAAGCGACGAAGTAAAAGCTATACTCGATGAGCTCGCTGATGATGTCAAAACGCGTGCTGACGAGATGGGGCATAAAAACGGGCGCAAGGTGAACTATCGCACGGTTCCTGCTAGAGACACCGAGCACTCGAGTATAGCTCTCGTCTCGACGGCAGCACCTCGGGGTACTTTCCGGGCGAATCAGATGGATAACTCGCAGAATCATACGCTGCTGAAGGCTCTCGGAGCGGGAGAAGGAGGTGACGAGTGACTCTGCATGAGGATATTACCGCGTATCTGCGCGAACGAGCACCTGATGGCTATAAAGTCACATGGCTCGTACCCGAATCATTCTCCACACTCGACGAAGCGAGCACGAAGTTGATTGTGGTTGAGCAGGCTGGTGCGAGTGTAAGTCGGTTTAGTCAGTCGGCGACGTTTGCGATTGATGTGTATGCGTCGAGTCTGAAAGCATGTGAGCGTGTGGCGTACGAGGTGGCGGATATTTTGTCGGATATGTATGATCTGGTGCCGCGTGTGATTGACGTGGGTATTTTGAGTATTTATTCGAATCCGCTTCTGGATGAGCATTACCCACGCTATACGGTCACTGTGAGTGTGGAATCATTTAACTATTAACAATGAAAGGGGCTTATGATGGCTCTTACTTCTAATGATGCGAAGAACGCGTCATATTCAAAGACGCAGGTGACGGGGACGGTTTTCTTTGCGCCTGCTGGTACTCCTCTGCCGAAGTCGGCGAGTGAGGCTCTGGGTTCTGTTTTTAAGAATGCGGGGTTCATAGGTAAGGATGGTATCTCGTGGAAGGTGAAGACGGAGTCTTCGTCTATGCAGGAGATGGGTGGTCGCACGATTAAGACGGAGCTGACGTCGTATTCGGAAGGCTGCACGTTTACTCTGATGGAGTATCTGCGTAGCGAGGCAAATGAGCTGCGTTATGGTGCGGCGAATGTATCGACGAGTGGTGCGGGGACGACGATTTATCATGCGATGCCTACATCGACGCCACTGGTGCTTGTTATCGATACTATTCTCTCGGATGGGTCTCTCGACCGTATCGTAGCTCCGTCGGCTTTGATGACGGAGGTGGGTGATATTAAGCGCGCTTCGAGCGAAGAACTCGGCCACGAGGTGACGTTCGAGTTTAGCCCGTCTACTGCGATTAATAATGCGACGAGCGTGGAGTATATCGGTAAGAAGTCGGGTGAAGCAGCCTAGGTCTGTTTGACTTGTATGCGTGAGAGGGGTGTGGCTGGCGGAAGTGTCGCGCCCCTCTCCTTGTATCTGAAAGGAGAATTATGTCTCGTAATTATCGACGCCGCAAACGTCATACTGGTGTTCCTCAGGATTATAAGCCAGCGCGTGGCACGGTCATTCTCGACGGCCACCCTATTTATGTGAATGAGGATGCGCTCGACGATTATGAACTGCTGGAAAGTTATGAGCAGCTCGAAGCGCAGAACCCTGCCGCGACTATTCGTATCGTCAAGCTCATTTTTAATGACGATACCGAGTATGAGAAAGTCAAGAAGCTCGCGCAGGTTGACGGGCGCGTGTCTATTCGTAAGATGAGTGATTTTCTCGCGTCGGCTATGGAGCAGATGAGCCCAAATTTCTAGCGTTCTGCTACGCGTGGCACACGCATAGGCGCGCACTGATAGTGGATTTCATGCGCGCCTACGGCGTGCGGTTAGACGAGGACACGATACGCGACTATGGGATACGGATTCTCGCTGACCTTGCTGCGGGGCTCCCTGCAGGATCTATTCTCTGGATGGAAATGGATACGCCTGCCGCATGGACAGTAGAAACGTACATGATGGCTACACTTATCGACCAGATGAACGCTCTCATGTACGGGCTCAGTGACCCGAAGTCGCGCGGAAGCAGACCGGAACCACTCCCCCGCCCTGGCACCTCTCCTCGAAGCGAGGCTCGACAGGCAGTAACGAGTGAAGGGCGCACAGTATTAACTATGAGCGTGGAAGACTTCACGACTGCTCACACGTATTTGACTGGACAGGAGGATACCGATGGCTAAAAAGGGAACGAGAATCGCTACAGCCTACCTGCAGATAGTTCCTACCATGAGTGGCGTTGGCGCGGCTATCCGTAAAGCTTTCGCTGGTAAATCTACCGCGCCAGCAAAAGAAGCAGGCGGACAGGCAGGCGCACACTTCGCTGGGGGTCTTCGTGCATCGGGTGCTATCATCGGCGCTGCAGCCGCTGTCACGCAGCGCGCTATGAGCGTCATCTCGGGAAGTATCGGCAGCGCTATCTCACGCGCTGACATGATGAACAACTTCCCGAAAATTATGGCGAACATGGGCTACTCGTCTGAACAGGCAGCCGCTGCGATTAAGAAAATCAGTAGCAGCCTGGACGGCTTGCCTACCTCGTCGAGTGCGATAGCGGGCATGGTTCAGCAGTTAGCGCCATTAACCTCGAATCTGGACGAAGCTACAAACATTAGCCTCGCACTGAATAACGCTCTGCTTGCTGGCGGTAAATCCACCGTCGAACAGTCGAACGCGCTCATGCAGTACACGCAGATGCTGGCTGTCGGTAAAGTCGATATGCAGGCATGGCGAAGCGTCCAGTCTGCTATGCCGATGCAGCTCAACCAGATGGCCGTAGCCTTACTCGGCGCAGGAAAGAACAGTAACGACCTGTATCAGGCCATGAAGAAGGGAAAAGTCTCCTTCGAAGACTTTAATAATACCCTCGTCAAGCTCAACGCTGAAGGAATCGACGGCTTCGCAAACTTCGAAACTCAGGCACGGAGCGCTACACAGGGTATCGGCACGGCCATGGAAAACGTGCAAAACCGCGTAGCGAAAGCCGTCCAGAAAGTCATCGAAGCCATCGGCGTAGAGAACATCTCCGTTGCTATTAACAGCTTCTCTGCCCAGTTCGGCGGATGGGGCGATGCTGTAGCCGGAGCAGTCCAGAAAGTCAAAGAGTATCTCATCGGCCTGTGGACTGAACTCGATAAAAACGGGTCACTGACCACGTTCACGCAAGCATGGGACCAGGTCGTTGCGGCACTCGCCAAAGCTGCGCAGCAGGTCATCGACTGGGCTAAACTCATACCTCCAGAAACCGCAGCAAACGCGATTAAAAAAGTCGCCGAAGCTCTCCAATGGATCATGGACAACGGGCAGACCATAGGGCCTATAGTCCAGTCCATGGCAGCAGGCTTCATCGCCGTAAAAATAGCACTGACAGCGTATGAAGTGGCCGTGCGTTTAGCGAGCGTCGCTCAGGCAGCGTTTAACGCTATCATGGCGATAAATCCCGTCACGGCGATTATCGTAGCCATTATTGCCCTCGTAGCCGGCCTGACGTGGTTCTTCACGCAGACGGAGCTGGGCCGCACTATCTGGCAGAACTTTATGAACTTCTTGTCGGACACGTGGACGGCTATCCAGAACGGGTTTAATGCGTTCATTCAGGCTGCTTCTGCTGGATGGAATGTCGTTATGAGCGTTTTTGCTCAGGTGGGAGCGTTTATCGCTTCTATCGTGAACGCGATTATAGCGACTTTTACACCAGTAGTGAGTGCGTTTGCTGATATGGTGAGTGCTTTCGTATCGCTTATAACGGGCATGATGTCTGGTATCGCAAACTTCCTTCTCAGTATCATTTCGGCTATTCAGTCGTTCTTTTCTCCTGTGACGAACTTTGTTATGGGGGTGCTGGGAGTGATAGCAGCGTTTGTCGTGGGCTGGGCTACGGCATTGTGGAACGTGCTGACGACGATTTTCACGACCGCATGGAATAACATCGTTATCGTTTTTACGACGATATGGAATGTTCTCGTGGCTACATTCCAGGCTGTGGGCGCCGTGTTCACGGCTGTGTTTACGGGATTGTGGAATATTCTCGTGACGGTCTTTACGACCATGTGGCAGAACATTCAGATAGTGTTCCATACGGTACTGGATGCGTTGACGAGTGTGTTCACGTTCTTTGCGAATGTATTCCGCGGTAAATGGCAGCAGGCGTGGCAAGCACTCACGCAAGTGTTCACGACCATGTGGAACGGACTCACGAGTATCCTGCGCAATAGCGTCAATGGCATCGGTAACGTCCTCGGTAACGTGAAAAACATTATCATGAGTGTCTTCTCTGGCGCTGGAAACTGGCTCGTGAGTATCGGTAAGAACATTATCGATGGCCTGACCAACGGCATCAAAAACGCGTTTAACGGCGTGAAGAATGTGATTAATACACTGGCCAGCTGGATACCAGACACAATTAAGGGGCTCCTGGGTATTCACTCGCCGTCTCGCGTTATGCGCGATGAGATAGGCCGCTGGATTCCTGCAGGCCTCGCGCAGGGCATCAAAAACGCCGCTCCTCTCGTCGATGACGCCATGAGTGCTCTGACAGATCGTGTCAGTGGCGCGAAGTTCCAGACGAGCTTCGACTATACGGATAACCTCAACCCTATCGGCGCTCTCAGTGGCCGTTATGACGTGAGTATGACGGATAGTCGCCTGTCTCAACAGGCTCAGCTGGCGCGTCTTATCGGACTGCTGGAGGAGCATCTGCCGAAGATTGAGGATGGCCAGGAGACGAATATGTCAAAGCGCGATTTCAAGCGCTTAGCCACCACACTATAGAAAGGAATTTAGCTTATGCTTAATAGGCTAGCGTACTTTTCTGCGAGCACGCAGCGAGAATATAATCTCGATGGCGTGCTCGCTTCGGCGGGTACTGCCTCGAGTCTGCGCGGTAGCCAATTCGCGTATACGCTTGGCACGCGTGATATTACAGGAGTGAGCCGCATCGCCTATGAGGCATCATTCTCACTGACAACGACGGATTTTGCGTATCTTGATGATGTGCTTAGCGTGTTCGCTCGTGATGTGGAAGCAGGCACGCCGGGTCGCCTCCGCATTGATGACTGGTATCAGTCCGCGTATATCGTGGACAGTGAGGCGGATAAGATTACGCCTACACTCGTGAGCGTGAAGCTGAAAGCTGTCCTCCTCGCTGGCGTTTGGCATCGCGATACGGCTGTGAACTTCACGACAAGCTATATACCCGTCGATACGCGAGGAGATCTCGACTACCCGTATAACTTCTCCCACGACTACGCTAAGACTTTCGATTATGCGACAGACATCACCGTGGACACGCTCTCAGGAGCAGACATTAGCCTAACTATTTACGGTCAGACAGTCAACCCGAGTATTACTATCGGCGATAACGTGTACGCGGTGAACGTCACTGTCCCCTCAAATGGCGTCCTCAAAGTGGACGGGTTGACGCACACGGTCACACTCTATGATGCGGACGGCATGGCCACAAACGTGTTCGCAAAAGCCAAACGCGAAACAGGTAGCAACATCTTCCACCGGTTAGGCTCAGGAGTCTCTACCGTCGCATGGAATCGCGGATTTAACTTCGACATCACCGTACACGAGACAAGCGGAGGACCATTATGGGCGTACCAGTCATAACCCTCTACCAGGGGTCGAACCGCGAAGCCTTCGCACAGACAGACAGCTTCACACTCGACTACGCGTACGGGGATGAGGAGAATGACTTCGAACTCTCCTTCACGAGTTCGAGCGTGGAGCCGACTCGCGTGACAGCGTTTAAATTGAACGATGCATCGGACGTCGCCGGCTTCGTCGATACTATAGACTCCACGTATAAAGACGGAAACTATACTATCGTTCTCGCAGGCACAAGCATTCAAGGCGTACTCGATAAACGCATTATCGAACCACCAGCAGGGCAAGCATACTACACGATAAACGGAAACCTCACCAGCGGGCTAAACACGCTCCTCTCACGAACCCAGCTCAGCAGTCTCGTACGCATAAAAAACGTTCCAGCACGCTCCATCAGCTTCCAATTCGACCGATACACGAGCGTCTGGAACGGACTACGCAAACTCGCCAAAAGCCTCACCATGCGCGTCCAACTCGACCTCGCTGACGACAACCACATCGAACTGAGCTTCACACCACTGTAAACCACAACAATCAGCAGCGAAAACATCCACTACGAGGCGAAGAAAACCACGAGGTTCACCACACACATCATCGCACTCGGAGAGGGAGAGCTTACCGCACGAGCCGTCGGGCATGCTTACTGGACGGGTACACAGATCGTCACAAGCAAGCCGAGCGGATGGCAGGAAGGCTATACGCAAACCTACGAGATGAACACCATCGGCGCAGACAAAATCACAGACACCGCCGTGGAACAACTCCAAAAAATCATCAGCGAACTGCAATCCATCGAGATTAAACAGCCCGACGGTGACTATCCGCTCGACTGCACATTCACGCTGACAGATCTGCCCACGGGAATGACCGTCAGTGCGCGCATCAGCAAACTTATTATCAAGATCAGCAAAGGCGTTAAAACGCTAGAAGTGGAAGTGAAATAACATGCCAATCACACGCAACCTGTGCATGTATAAATGCGACAGGGATGGAAAAACAGAAGTGCTCGACGAGACATCCTCGCAGGCAGGACGGTGGCGTACATATAGTTTTACGCGCGCTAACCAAACCACGAGCGACGTACTACTCTGCCCTGACTGCGCAGACAAGTACGTGCAGACACTCGCAGCCGCTGACACTATCTTCGATACGTTCATGGGAAACATACGCATCGAAGCAGGCAAACACGCGGAAGATATACGCCCTACACATATTCCAGAAACGGAGGAATAACTAGATGAGTACACACCTCGTTACCGCACGCCAGAACGTCGCCCACGTCACCAGCGACGACGAAGCACACTTGAACGCGCAGATCATGGGAGACGGCCAGTATCTACTCACAGAAAACTGGACGCCATCTCTCCTCTCAGCGAGCACGGTCAGTCTACCTGTGGGAGACTGGATGTGGAACGGACACTATATGCGTATCACCGCGCAGGAACAGATGAGCATAGGAAACGGTGTCCAGTCTGGCTCCACGCGCGACGACCTCATCTGCTTCCACTATGCGCGAGATACGCGAACCGGAGTCGAGAACGCGAACATCGTCATCATCCGAGGGCAGATTAACCGTGGCGTAGGCGTACCACCTATCACAACGTCGCTGCTGAATTCTCCGACGGAATCATACATGGTGTTCGCTGTGATTCACTGGAGTGGACTCACGCCGAGCGTGAAGAGCACGGCGGAAGTGCTGCCTAGTTTACGTAATCTTAATTCTCGGCTCGATGCTGCAGCACAAACCACGAGCACTCGACTACCGTATATGGATCGTAACGTAACCTTTTACAAAATCGGCAAGATAGTAACCGTCTCACAGCAGGTACTGACTACCTCGACGGGCTCGAACGCGCACTTTACTGCTAGCTCGGAACGCGTGCCTGACGGGTATCGTCCGGCCTCGCAGGGAGTGCTCCTCATGAGTGATAACACGGGCGTTTCAGCGAGCATGATGGTCAACTCGCTGGGGCAGATAGAAGTAAACGGCACTATCAACGGGTCGCGCTACCTGCAGGTCTTCGGCTCGTGGATTACCGCTTAAGCTGGCATCGCGTCGTTCGTGACCCATGCGCCCTGCGCACTCGAATACCCACTTTTCGGGTCGCCCAGCATTGTAATATCGCCCGCCGTGCCGAGCAGGCATGCGAAGCCAACATTCAGGAAGTGAATAGGCGTATTACCGCTAATCGGCCGATAGCCGGCGGGTATGGTCTCGCTTGCTCGACTATAGTTCTGCATGCCTGAGCCTGTGAACTTGACGTTACCATTCGCAAAGACCATACTACCGACGCGAGAAAGCTGGATGCTGCCACTCGCGTACGGAGGCCTCCACGAGACGGACTTCCACGTAGAGAGCCGAGAATTAAGATTATGTATTTTTGCGCGAGGGAGGAGGCGCGCTTATTTTGTATCCACAGATTGAATTCCCAGAGGGTACTGACCCCATGGTTATTGCTCTCACGTTTATAGTAATTAGCCTCATCATCGCCGGGTCGGCGGTGATTAAGCTCTGGCTGGAGCGTGCTGACCGACGCAGTGAGGAGCGGACGGAGAAGATAGACCTGACGAACCGTGAGGCACTTGACCATGTGCTCGAGAATACGCCGACGATGAGTGAGGTGAAGGCGAAGCTCGACAGAGACTATCATGCGATATCTGAGCATGCGGAGCGGATAGATACGCTGCAGGAGACGGTCGATGACATGTATCTGAGTCAGCTTCGTGCTCGTCTCTTTGCTCATCCTCGTAGTCGTGTTGAGCATGAGGAGCTTCTCGAGGTCGCCCAGAAGTATATCGAGCTCGGCGGGAATGGTCTCGGTCACGTGCGTGCCGAGTGGCTCGAAGAGCGTTATAAGTTGCGCCTGACGAAGAATAATTGGGATTACACGCGTCCGCTCGACGATAAAGAGGAGAAGGATGAAAATTAAGCACGTTTTTGGCGCGCTTACTGTGATTGCTGGTGCGGGACTCGTATCCGCGCTGCTATTACTGGCAGTGTTGCTCTTTATAAAATATGTGGCTCTTGCTGCGCTTATTGTTTTTTACCTCGCCGCCGGCGGGGCTTTTTAATAGAAAGGAGCATAGATGGCTCTTCAAGGTATAGATATCAGTAATTGGCAGAATGGTATTAACCTCGCGGTCGTGCCCGCCGATTTCGTCATGGTCAAGGTCACGCAGGGGGCGTCGTATATTTCTCCTGATGCTGCGCGTCAGGTGGAGCAGGCGCGCTCACTCGGCCGCCCATTCGGCGTCTACATGTATGTGGGCGGGGGTAATGCGGAACGCGAGGCAGACTTCTTCATTGACAACATCCAGAATTGGATTGGTCATGGCGTGCTCGCTGTGGACTGGGAACGAGGCGATAATGATGCGTGGGGTAATACTGATTACCTGCGTCGCGTCATCGCACAGGTCATCAAACGCACGGGCATTCCTCCGCTTCTGTATGCGGGGGCGTCTGGCTTCCCGTGGGATGTGGCGCGCGAGTATAATTGCGCGACGTGGGTTGCTCAGTACGCAGACACGAAACACACGACCGGCTATCAGGATACTCCGTGGAACGAGGGGGCTTACGCGTGTGCGAAGCGCCAGTACGCGTCAACGGGGCGGCTGCCGGGCTATGGTGGTAACCTCGACCTGAATAAGTTCTACGGTGGCGTGGACGCGTGGCAGAAGATAGCGAATCCGCAGAATACGCAGCCAGCGCCAGTGCCTGCTCCTGTGGCTCCTGTGCTTGAGGGTGATGTGGTAGATTTGGTCATCGCCGTGCGTCGTGGCGAGTACGGGAATAATCCGGAGCGCGCTCAGAAGCTCGGAGCACGAGCGGAGGAAGTGCAGGGTCTTATTAATCACATCGCTACCGCGAGCGTAGACGAGCTTGTGGCTGAGACGTGGGCTGGCAAGTATGGTAATGGCGACCGTCGAACGAACGTTCTGGGCGAGCGTGCAGAAGAAGTACGTAACGCTATCAACGGCGCTGCACAGCACACTATACATACCGTCTCTCGCGGCGAAACGCTCAGCAGCATCGCCGCGAAATACGGCACGAACTGGCAGCATCTCGCGCAGATTAACGGTCTGAATAATCCAAATCTCATCTACGCTGGCCAGCGTATAACCATCAAGTAAGGAGAAGAAAATGGCAGAACATGCTAAAAATGAAACCACAGACTACACTCCGGTTTTCAATGAGCAGATCCGCACGGTCATCTACGTGCTCGGCCTCGTAGCCTCCGTCGTCGGCCTTGGCTGCCTGACGTTTGGCGCTCCGGACGTGGGCGGTTTTATCTCGACGGCTGCGGGCATGCTGACTGCAGGCTTCGGCGTAGCGTATAACCCAGTCCGCCTCTCGAACAAGTAAGCGGATGTAAATAGCGGGCAGTTATTAGTTTTTGTCTAATAACTGCCCGCACTTTTTTATTTAATCCCGTAGCACGATTCGCATGTTAAGAAGGCTCTGAACATGCTCTCACGCTAATGTTTTCAACGATAAGAGCACGCGTAGTTTATTTAATCGCGTGCGCTGCATCGTTTACTTATCGCCGCTTTTCCTCGGTCGTCCGCCGTGACCTGGCCGCGAGGCCTGCCACGCGTCTATCGTTTCAGGAAGCCAGCCGCGTGACCGGCCGACGATGGCGTCAGGCTAGGGCAGGTTGAGCGTGCTTAATGCTCCCTGTGTGATGCCGAACTGACGCGCTATGTCAGCCAGACTCATGTAGTGTATGGTACTCACTTCTTGCTCCTTTGTCCGAGGAGGATGAAGGCTACTGTGGCCACGCCGATACCCTACAGCAGCAAAGGCAAAAGCGCCACCTGCTCAGCCGGCCGTAACTGACTAATCACCCGAGCCTGACGCCCCTTATCCACAGCCCTTAACACCTGAGCCTGAGACTCCACCGGCAACGACGCCAACACATCCACCAGAGGGTCACGCTCACCGGAATCCACTCCACCAGACGCCGGCGCCACAGCAGCCGCCACACTCACACCACCCGTCGCACGCTCATTCAAAGCCCGAGCCGTCCGCGCTCGCTGCTGCGTACTCACATTCTGATAAACCGCCACCGTCTTCACATCCGAATGCCCCGCCACCTCCATGAGTTCCGCTATGCTCGCTCCAGCCTCACCGTAATGCGTGAGGGCAGTATGGCGCAAATCATGAAAGTGCATGTCTTTGAGCTCAGGGAAGTGGGCTGTGGCTGATTCGAAGCTTCGGCGCAGCTGCTGCGGTGCGATGAAGTGCCGCGGTGTAGCTCCATGCAGTATCAGCTCATCCGCTTTCCCAGACTTCATTTGTGTACGCATATGCTCTTCGAAGTAGTCGCGCGTCCACTCTGGGATAGGTACTTTACGTATAGAGGAGCTTGTTTTCGTCTTACCGACTTCGAGCTTGCGCTTCTCCCCTTTTCGGTTAATGCTTTTGAGGCTTTTATCCACGTTCACGCGCATACGCTCGAGGTCTACGTCTGCACGCGTCAGAGCACAGATTTCGCCTTCTCTCAGTCCACACGCGCCGGCCAGTATAGCTCCTATGCGCAAGTGTGGCGCCATGAGACTATAGATGTCTTTAATCTGCGGGACGGAGATGGCGAGTGCTTCATGTCTCGTGCGCGGCTTCGAGATTTTCAGCGTACACGGGTTACGCGTAATAAGCGTCGCTCCTGCTTCGTTCAGTTCCTTGTGCATCGCGTAATTGAAGATAGCGTGCAGGAGCTTGTATGCGTGCGAGCGCGCGACGGTGTTTCGTCCGGTTTGTTCGTCGCAGTCGAAGTTCTCGTACCAGCGTTGCACGTCTGCGGTGGTGATGGATCGTACGCTGCGTGAGCCGAAGGTTGGTATGAGGTAGTTGCGGAGGCGTCCTTCTTTGTGAGACTGCGTTGTTTCTTCCAATTTTTCGCCGTTTGGTTTGCGCGCGTTCTCCATGTAGTCTGCTGCAAGCTCAGTAAAGGTGAGAGCGCCTGCGTCAATGGTGTCGCGCCCTATTTTCGTTGGCGGCTGCCATACGCCGAGTTCTATTTCCTTCTTGGCTTGGGCGAGCCATACCTCGAGTTCTTCTCGATATTCAGCAGGCAGCGTCTTGGTGAATTGACGTGGCAGGCTAGGATTTTCGCGCAGTGCTTCTATAGGCGTCTGATAGCGTGCTTCGAGAGCGGCTCCATAGGATCGTTTTACTGGCTTTATTTGCCCGAAATTTCGTCGTACAACCAT